TAGTTTGACTTGTAATATTAGACTCAATTTGATTATCAAGTACAAAAGTCTCAGTTAGATTTACTATTAGATCAGTCATCTCTTTTTATTATAAATATCAAAAAGACAACGAATCAATTATTTTCTCGAATTTCCTGATGTACCCAGTTTTAGTCCGTTTTCTTTAGCTTCTTCGTAGTAATTTATAAGATCTGAAACAATAGGATCTCTATGGTTTTGAAATAATGTAATGGCTGCTAAATTTTTAATTTTTCTAGCGCCTTTATATATAAACCTGAATCCAGAATCAGCTTTATTTTTTAGATCAACTTGTATATCGTCGCCACATATAATCATTTTACTTCGTAAACCAATACGAGTAACGATCATTTCCATTTGTTCGTGTGTGACATTTTGAGCTTCATCTACGATAATAACACTGTCAAGAAAAGTGCGACCACGCATAAAAGATAAGGGAACAATTTCGATTTTACCCTCTTCGATGAGCTTTTCAACTTTACTTCTGTCATATAGAGCAAACATATTTTGATAAATGGGTTGAATCCAGGGATCCATTTTTTCTCTTAAATCTCCTGGTAAGAAACCTATTTCTTCCTTCGAAACTGTTGGTCGTGTAATTATAATTTTTTCTGCTTCTCTCATAAATAATTTTTCGAGAGCAATTTGACACGCCAATAAAGTTTTTCCGGAGCCAGCTGCTCCTGCTAATAAAGAAACGGTATTTTCTAAAATTTTAGATTTCGCTTCTTTTTGTTCTTCGTTTAATGAAATTTTAAATTTAATAGGATTTTTGGGTTTACGTTTTTCTCTAAAAATATCTTCTTCGTTATTTATTGAATTCATCTTTGAATATAATTTTTACTAATTTATCTAAACCAGCATTTACGTGCATTGTATCTTCTAATACTAAATCGAAATCGAATCTATTATCTAATGGTAATACCAAATCTACTTGGCTACCCCATCTAATAAGAGAAAATCTTTCGTTTTGTGCAAATAAATCGTGTTGTTTATTAGTAAAATGAGAAATGACATTAACATCTTCATCTGCAATTTGAATTAAATAATATGTGTAATCTAAAGAAGGTGAATAAATTTTATTCCACATTCTTTCATTATATTTCAAATACTCTAAATTGTTTGGATTTATAGCAGCATTTAAAATATCTTTTTCAGTCGCTAACATAGGTTTATTAGTTGACTCTATTGCTTCTAATTGTTTATATGTTAGAACTCCACCATAGGGTATACGGTTTATATGAACATCGTAAAACGACATAAAAATGCCTATAACCAACGAAGGAACATTATAATCCTTATCACCTACAACATCTTGTAAAGTGTAATTTAAACCTTTAATTTCAACAATAGGTTGAGTTGGATCCTCTATAAACTTTTGATACAAAATTGTACCATCAGCTGGAGAATAAAAATGTTCATTATCAATATAATTTGGTCTTAAAGGATCTCTGAAAAAGAAAGTATTAGATAAATCACCTACTGGGATTTGGGATAATTCTTCTACTTCAGTATCAAGCCAGTCTTCTAAGTATTGGGCCATTATAATAAACTTTTATTGTAATCAACGTAATTCAAGTGCATAACCATACAAGATAGCATAGCACCCGACTTCATATATTCTGAGAGATTAAAGATTACGGGTTCCATACCTTCTCTAGCACAAATTTTCTCAAGTGAAGCAATTTTATGTTTTTCACCATCGTATAATTCGTCTGTGATCTTTAATTCAGAAATATTAGAGGCACATAAAATCATATTTCCAAGTCTAACTGAATTGGTCATACCACAATATGCATCATCTACGTCAACATCAATAATCTCAGTTACATTATCAATTTGTTTAATTTCTTCTGGGGTAAATAGTTCAGTGCAAACTAAAGTTTTATCTTTTGATAATGGGAAAATTGAGCAATCTAAGTGATACAAATATTCGTCAACCATTTCAAGTTTAACAACATTCATATCAAATTGTTCTTCCATCCAATCGTATGAGTTTTTGCTTGAGCGAATACCATACCCACCAATATAAACATTATCGTGTAAGTATTTTAAATCAGCTTCACCTTCCCATTTATCAGGACACATATGAGTATTGTATCCCATTAAATCAAAAAATGGTTTACCTACATTTTCTTCACCTTGTCTTGGTTCTGAGGTAAAATTAGATAAGATAATATTATTTGAATCTTTAATGTGTGGAAGATATATTCCTAAATTAGCTACATAAACTAAATCTTGGAAATTACCTGCACTTGGTAAAAGATAAGTTAAAGACGCACCTCCTAAGAAATTATATAAATCTAAGAATTGTTTATATGCTTTTCCTTTATTAATTGCTAATTCATCTGGGGATAATTCTTGCATCCAGATATTGTTTGGATTTGATGTATCCAACGTAAAAGGAAAATTCATTACATAACTAGGAACCTGTAACTGAGATGGGGTTTCTTTCATCAACTTTATTTTTAGTTATACTTTTTAGTTCCACTATAAATATAGTACCCCTACTTAGAGTAGAAAAAGAAACAAAAAGAAAGCCCCGCTTTCGCGGGGCTCTCCATTTTTATTCTAGGTTAGATTAGAAGCTGGTTAAACCAGAAACATAGATCTTACCATAGAATTCCGGACGTAACATCTTCTTAGCGTAGCGAGTCAAGAGACCTTTTCTTGGAGTGAATGTCTCAGGATCGTAGATAAGAGGAGTCATAATCAACGGAATGTAAGGAGCAAATACAGCACCGGCCTCTAAGAACTGTGAACCTCTGAAGCCCATCAAGATGGTATTCTCGTTCATATATGGGTTCTTATATACAGTGTAGCGGTTATTGATTTGACCAGCTTTCTGTACACCGAATGCGTATTGAGCTTTAGAAGCGTCACCGTCTGAGTTAGAAGCAAATCCAGGGATTGACTCCAATACAGTAGCTACTGTAGGAGAAACAACCATAAAGTTAGCTCCACCTCTCAAAGTTAATTGGTGAATCTTGTTGCTCAATTTTTGCATCTTGGTACCAAGAGTTTGGAACCACTGACCTTGTGTGTTGTAGTAACCACCAGCGCCCGCAGCTTTTTCAACCCAGCTACCATTATCGTAGAATTGGTTTGATACAGCTGACCAGTACTCTGTTCCAGCAGCAGCGTCTTCGATTAACATATCGAGGATTTCGAGGTCGATTTCAAGAGAAATGTACTCGCTCATAATGTTAGTCAATTCAGCTTCAGCGTCAAGAGCTTGGTAAGCGTTCAAATCTTGAGCGAACTCAGGAGTCCAAACAGCCTTTAACTTCTTAGTCTTAGCAACGATAGCTTGTGATTGCATCTGAATGTTGATCTCAGGGATAACGATTTCAGTTGAAGACAAGTCGTTAGGAATAGCCATAGAAGTATTACCAGCTTCGAAGTCACCTACGTTATAAGGACTCATTTGAGTAGCCTTATTGTAGTAAACCGTCCAAACACCATCACCACCTGTAGAAGCAGCTTGTCTGTCTACAAATCCGTCTAATGTAGCGGCAGCACCAGTTACATAGAAGTCGATTGTATTAGCAGTGTAGTTGTAGCTTGTGTAAGCAGGTAAAAGGTTAGCTGAAGTGATAGCAGAAGCTGAAGTTGGTACGAAAGCTCTAACACCATCAGGATCCATAAGATCCAAGATTGTAGTAGCAGTAGCCAAAGTAATCTTCATTACCTCACCATTAACACAAGATTCTGATAATTGTGAATCGTAGTTAACACCAACCCAAGTAGTAGCAGATGCAGTTGCAAACGTTAATGAACCAGTACCAGCAGAAGCTGAGAATTGGTTAGTTGAGTAAGCAAACTTACCAGCACCATACAAACCACCTGCATCTTCAGGTTGAAGGTTTGAATTTAAAGTAGAGAATGGGTACTGTGAAGAACCACCCTTACCATAAAGTGAATCGTTTGCAGTGAAAGGATTCTTTGTATTTCCGTACTGGAAGTCTAAGAAGAATACAAGGCCTGAGGGTAAGTTCATTGGCTGTACAGAAACGAATTCTCTAGCAGCGATTTGACCAAATACCTTACGTACTAAAGGAAGAGCTACGCCCGCCCACTCAGCACCATTACCTACTGTAAACGCACCATAGCCAGCACCACCACCGGTGTTGTTAGCTTCTACCACTAACTGCTTAGCTTGGTTCTCGAGGATCATAGACATATTGTTTTTGTGAGTCTCGCTTCCAAGACCTTCTAACAAACCTGTCTTCTCCCATTTTTGTGCCAATTTGGCAGCATCAGACTGGAGGTTTTTCCAACCACTAGCTGATGATTCTAAAAGAGATTGTAATTGTGACATTGTTATAATATCGGTTTTAAATTAAGATTTAATGATTCCGGCAAGTTTTTGCCATCTCATAACCTGATCATTCGATTCAAGAATTGGTTGCTTTTTTGGAGCAGCTCCAGTTGGTTTAGAAGCTAAACCTCTTATTGATTCATTAACAGGAGCTTTCTTTTCTTTAAGCTCAGTTGATAATGTTTCGAATACGAGTTTAGTTTCCTTAACTGTATTTGCTTTGTCAAAAGCTTGTAACACTTTAATCTTTTGATTTTCTGTAAGATTCTTACCTCTGAAGATTTTATTAGTGTAAAGAAGTTTGGCGTTAAGAAGTTTAACTTCATTCAATGTAGCTCTTAACTCGTCGAGTTCTTGCTTCATTTCGTCCATTTCTAAACTTTCTTCTGTGTTGAAAGGACCTGCACCAGCACCTGATTTTTGCATACCTGAAGTTGCGGTACCAGCAGGTAACTTATCCAGTTTGTCAACAAATTTAAACGCATCGTCTCCAATAAGAGCCCTCTCAGGATCTGTTAATGTGTTCCAGAAGTTTTTAAATTTTTGAGCAATTTTCCCTTCGTCAACTACTTCTTCTTTGGTTAAATCATACTTTTCATCACGCATCCCGTCACGATAGCCTTCTTCTTCAGCATCAGTACGGGCATTTTCATCAATGGTCTCTTCTTCAGAATCTGAAACTTCAATTTCTTCAGTTTCTTCTTCTTCAAAGTTTTCACCGGCTTCGATTTCGCCAGATCTAACCATATCTTCAATTACATCTTCGATAAGTTTTTTCAACTCATCTTCAGACATATCTTCAAGGTCGATTTCCTCATCATCTTCTTTATCCTCTTCGTCTTCCTTTTCGTCTTTCATACCATCAAGGTATCCTTCTTCTTCGGCGTCAGTACGAGCATCTTCGTTGATTTGGTTTTCTTCCTCTAGTTCAGCCAATAACTCTTCGAGATCCATCTCATCCATTCCATCCTTTTCTTCAAGCTTTTTAGCCATCTTTTCAGTTTCCATCTCAGGTTTTGATTCCTTAGAGAACTTACCGTTCTTTTTTTCATCATCTCCTTTGCGTTGGTCTGGATTAGACATTTTCTCCTCGAGCTCAGCTTTTTCTTCATCTACTTCATAAGCTTCTTTTACTTCATCTGCATCTATTTCCGCTAACTTAGCAGCGAATTTTTCAGCGAGATAAGGAGCAAAAGCTTCTTCTAAAGCAGCTTTGGCATTTGCGATAGCAGCTTCTTTTACAGATTTTGCATCAGCAATAGCCTCTGCGAGCAGGTTTTTACTGTTACTCATTGTCCACAAAATTTGTTTTGGGGGTTACGTTTATTAAGGAAACGCAATAGGAAATAATAATACGAATGTCATATAGAAATGACATATTACGATGATACGTATATGCAGATTTCAAAAAATTATATTGCGCAGGAAAAAAAAGACCCGTAAGCAGTTCTTATGGTATACTTACGGGTACAGTTGTGCCTAAGGTAGCAGGCTTCTTAAAAGACTGGACAAGTGCCGTTAGCACATAAAATGTCAGTCAAAATTTCGTTTGCTTTATTGTATGAATTATCTTGTGAAGCAATTCCTTCTGTGACTAAATGCATAAATGAATCTGCATTTGAAGGTGTAGATACAAAATCCCAACAAATTAGTTTAAAATCATCTTGCACCTCCATCATTCCATTGCTCATTGGTTTTAATGAACCTTCACCACGTGAAGAAACACCAACCATTACACCATTTTCAATAAGGGCTTTTAAAATATTACCTGATGCTGTAGGAAGGATTTCAATTTTACCCATTACATCATTTCCATCCCACCAAATTTCTCTAATAATATGAGAAACGTTTTTAAGGTTAATAATAGAAGATTCAGGGTGATCTAATTCACCTGTTGCTCTATTTTCTTGTACAAGATGTTGGTAATCGTCAATTTCACGTTTCCAGATATCAGGATTATAATATCTTTTATTTCCGTTAACCTCACCAGCAGTTGCTAATATACCTTCAACAAGAGGGTTACCAGCAGGTGTTTTAAGACCTTCGGTAATTTGAAGTGGTTTTACTTTAAAAAGTTGGGTCTCAATTAGAACCTGCTTCATCATTTATTTCTTTAGCAATTGCGAGAATTGATTCTTTTAAGTCACCGTAGCCACTTGATTTGTATTTTCCTTTAGCTTCTTTTGGAGTTCCTAAACCAGGAACTTCAGTTTCATATCCAATACCTTTAATGCCAAATGCTTGATTTGTTACATAATAGGTTGGGTCTTTTGCTAAATTTTTAGCTACAATTTCTTTTAATTGATCTACAGTTTTATCAGCATTTTTAGGATCTTTCATTTCAGCATAATATCCTTCTAAAAACGCTTCACCAAAAACGTTATCGGATATTTTTTTATCTGCTGAGTCGTAAGCGTGTTTTTGAACATCGGTTACTTCTTTAGATACTTTTTTTTCTTCTGCTTTAACTTCTTCAGATAAGAATTTGTCAAAGTTTTTAAATGGGTTATCCTTTGGTTGGGCAATACCTCCGCCAATTACCATTTCACTAATAACACCTCTTTGTTTTAAGATATTTGTAGTTTCGTTAAATCCAAAGTGATTAGGAATCATATCAGGAAATAATCTTTTAACAGACTTCAAGAATACATCTTTTTGTCCTTTACCTTCCTGGATTGCATTGTATTGGTTTTGTAAGCTTTTCATTCTTCTGACTTTAGTATGTCCTTTATATCTTTTATATAGTCTTGAATTAAATCCGTTGGATAAACAATTGTGTATGCATTTTGAGGATACTGTTTATAATAAGATATAGTTTCCTTTTGTGCTGTACGCAATAGTGTTTTTAATTCTTCTATTTGTTTATTTATATCTTGGAAAGCAAGAATTCTTTTTTTTATTTGTTTCTTTTTTGAATCTTCTACATTGAGACCATTCAAATAATTTTCTAATGAATTATTGTCTTCCATATTATACATATTTGGTTCCCCAAAGATATTTAGTGTCCACACCTTTCGCTTGAGCTGCTAATTTCTTTGGATCTACAAGTTTATACTTAAATTGTTTTACATAAGTATTATCTGTAACACCTTTATCACCTGCTTTTGGACCTGGACCTAAAGTTGCACCTGGATTATTTTCAGGAAGTTTTTGTTTTTTAGTCTTTTTAAAAGCAAATGGGACTGCATATTGAGGTCCTAAACCTACTGCAAACCCAGTTTCATCAATACCTTTAATATCGCGATAATCTTCTGGGTAGTTTTTTCTTAAATGAGTTCTAAGATTGTTTCTTAAATTACGAACTTGAGCAGCAAAATCTAAAAATTTTCTGTCTCCTTTTACTTCATCTGTAGAAGTAATACCATCAACAACTTCTAAAGTTTTGTTAATAGCTTTTAATAGTTGTTCAAAATCGGGAAGATATACTACATCCGATTCAATAGCCCCAGTTTCATCTGGTTCTTTTGTAATAAGTTTAAATTTTCTTCCCTCCATTGTTCTTCCTTAATTCTTCTAAAAGTTCAGTGTACAACAATAGATTAGCAATATCTTCATTTTTAATACTGCCTTGCTTGTCAATTTCTTTGATTAAAGGAAGGACTTCTTGTAATTTAATCAAAATAACTTTATTATTGATATTTTCAGTTAATTGATTTAATTCTTCCTTTATACTTACAACTTTTTCATTGTAATAATTTTTTAATTTAGGAGTTGAATCAACTGATGTAATAAATTCTTTTAAGATTTCTTTTTGTGAAGGGTAAAGATCAGCATACTTACCATTGAATTTTTCTAACATCAATTTGTATGCTAACATTCTAACATCTGAATCGTAGGTTTTAAATTCTTCGATGATGTCGTTTGTTACTTTTTCTTCTGTGATTGGTGAAGTACTTAAATACTCAAGCAACGTCATTTTATTTTGTACTAAAATTTCAGGATTTACAAATTTATCAATATTTGCAATTTCTAAAAGAGTATAAAATGAAGCATATGCTTTATAATTAGGAAGTTTAAATTTAAAAAACTCTTCTAAATTATAGTGCTTTTTAATTTCGTTAATTAAATTATATTTTTCTCTTCTTAAAGCACCTCTATTCAATCTTCTTGATGATTCTAATAAGGTTTGAATAAGAATATTTGCTTGAGATTCGTGTAGCTGAGTATTTTTGTTTAGTGATTCGTAGAGTTTAAGTTCTTTACCCAATTCACTCTTTACAAAAAATGTTTTTATAATGTTGAGAGCATTAGAAGTCTCACCATTGAGTGTATCAGACGTTACTTGTCTTACGAGTAATTCAAAAATAATACCCGTATTCTTATATTTTGAATGTTTAATATTCATTCCAAATTAGGATTTCTTATAAATATATCAGGATTCTTATTCAGTTAAATTAGATTCATCAAGTAGTGATTCTTTATCACGATCTGATTCGAACACTAATTTCTTTTGGAGTCCTTCTAATAATGTTTTATTCTTTGAAAAAGCGATTTTTGCATTCTCTAAAGCAAGAGGTGATCCACCTTTAAACTGTGTTCTACCAAAATCTTCTTGGTCATCTACTTTCATAGATTGAACACCTAGTCTATCTTTACCAAATGCATCGTCTTGAGTATTTCTATCGGTAACTTTTTCTTCAGGTCTTCCTAAAGGAACTTTTTCATCGTAGCCATCAGGCACACTATTTGCTTCGTATCTACCTTTACCGTATAAAGAAGCTAAATCGTGAGGGGTACCATATGACTTACCTGTTACAAGAGGATCATTTCCTTCAGCTTCAACTTGATTCATACGGAACTTGCGTTTTTGGTCTTCCATCAACAAATCTCTGTATTCGTCGTATTGGTCTTCACTGAAATGGAAAATATTTTCGTAGATCCAATCTGTTGGAACAATTTTATTGTCCATCATTGCAGTTGCTAAATTAACTTTTTCAGTTAATAATGCAATTTTTTCTTGATCGTAAATAATAGAAGGAGTAGTTAAATCTAATTCGAAGTTAGTTAACTGTTCTCCATCGTATCCTTGAGTATATAAATGAATTAAAGCAATTTTATACAACTCAGATAAAATAATTTTCTGGATGCGTTCAATTGTGCGAGCAAATCTGATATCTTCAGCAGCCAATGTAGCTTTACCTGTAAGATCTTTCTCGTAGCCCATAAATGCTTTGGGCACCTTAAGGGCAGCAAACAATTTGTCGCGTAAATAAGCTACGTCTTCGATACCGTTATAATCTAAACCTTTTGTAGTGTCGATTTTAGTAGTTTGGTCATTACCTCTAACTGGGATAAAAAAGTCTTCTAAGAGGTTTTGCATATTATATTTTAGGTTATACTCACCTGTTTGTTCATCAACTAATGGAGTTTTCTTCATATTGTTGATGGTTTTCTGCATAAATGCATCTACCTCATTTGGTGGAATATTTCCTACATTAATATAGAAAACACGTTTTTCTGGAGCGCGCGCAATTCTATGAATTAGCATAGCATCTTCCATTAAAACGTATTGTTTATATAATCTACGAGCAGGTTCCAAATACGAACGACCATAAGGAAGATAATTTACATCTGTAATTAAACGGAAGTGTGCTATCTCGTAGTTATCAAAAATAATTTCGTTTGATGTTGTATTTAATTCGTTTGGTGTAGCATAATATCCTGAACCACCAGTAAAGTACCCATCTGGGTTGTAAACAAATTCTACTTTAGCTGGGTTTTTAGGGTCAAAATTTTCTTTTCTTTGAATGTGATATGCTGTATAAGGGATCACATTGTAAACACCAAATTTTTCAGCAATTTCTAATTTTAGAAAGAAATCACCATACTTACACATTTGTCTAATCCAAGACCATAAATTGAATTCGATATTTAAAACATCATAAAATAAGTTGTACAAGATTTTCTGAATGTCTTCATCGCTACTTCTAATTTGAAGTACTTCACCTTGATCATTCTTTAAAGTACACTCGTCAGCAATAATATCAAGAGCAGAAGCAATAATTGCATCTGTATCCATTGTATCATAGTCACCATATAAATAAGTTCTATAATACTGATAGTTTAGATTGAATTGGGTTGCTAAAAGAGAAGTAGAAGCAGGATTAGTATAAAGTCTACCAAATCTGTCTACGATGCTGTTTGTGGCAAATTCCCCTGAGGATTGGATTCTGTCAGGGTCGATAACCTTAAGTTGATCACCTCCTTCACTACGGATAATTACATCAGTAGAAAAGAGTCTTTTTAATCTTGTAAAAATATCAGTTTGTGCCATATCGTATAAATATTACAGTAGCCATTTTATATCTTCCATTTGGCCACCTATCTTCTGTATATAAGGGTTTTGTAATCTTGTACCAGGAACCATTTGATTTTGGTCTCTTTTTTGGATATTATTAATAGCATTTCTAGCCATATCCATATTATGTTGTTGGAATCTTAATGAGGTATCTCTTAAGAACATTCCAATTCCAAAAGGCATAACTAAATCATCATTATATCCTGTTTGTGCTTCGGGACGTCCACTTTTCCAAACAAACACTTTCATTTCTTCTAATAAACGCTTAGAACGAATTGTAACACTTTTATCGCCTACAAATTCTCTAAATTTGTTTACAACTAATGGTCTTGTTCTCATTGACATTGTAAAACCGGGAGTCATACTTGAATGATTTTCAAATGTTTTAAGATAAGCTTCAGCTGTAAGTTGGTCTGATTTGGGGCTGTGATATAGGTTTGGGTAATTTCTTTCCATTACTGCTTCGATAGTTGCCCATCCAATAGATGCATTTTCGATTACTAACAAAGCATTATTGTATTCGGTAGCAATAGATACAAGTAGATAACCAAATTCTTTTGTTGGTAATTGGCTTTTATATTCTGCTACTTGAGTATTTGTTTCAACGTCAATTACGTGAAAAGCAGAAAAATCTCGACCATCGCCTCTAGCTACGTCAGCTACAACCATATAATCTCTTGAATAATCTACAGGTTCCCAAACCCATAAATTTTTATCTACACCTCTTCTTTCAATTGGATCTTGAATTGTAGTAGCTGCAATGAAATCTAACCATTCAGAATAAAATACAACATCACCAGAAGTATTGAAATCACAATCACATTCTTGTGCTGCTAATCGAGGATCACCTAAAAGATCATCTTGTCGTTTTCGCCAATCTTCATTCCTCTCTGGGTGGACATACCAAGGTAATTTGATAGGTAAGAAGTCGTTCTCTTTCGATTCTGCTCTCACCCAAGTCTGATGGAACCAGTTTCCAGTTCCGTATGGTGTTGAAAGTACTATTGCTCCACCACCTGTTGCAAGTGTTTGTTGTGCTGATGCCCATATTTCTCCAATTCCTTCAATAAAAGCTGCTTCATCTACCAATAGCAAAGAAACTGCTTCTGATCGACCTGCATCACTTGATGCTGAAGTTGCCTTAATTTGAGATCCATTATTTAAACGTAACGATAGTTTGTTATTTTCATCTGCTGGTATTTTTAGCCAGGAAGGTAAGTTATCAAACATAAACTTAACCTTTGTAACCATATTACGAGCAGTTTCCTGTTTTGTTGCTATACACAAAACGTTTTTATCTTTATGAAACAACATTAACCATAAAGCATACCCACCACCTAGAGTTGAAATGCCTAGCTGACGGGATTTAAGTACTACTGAGTATGGATTATCTCTCCATAAATGCAGTACTTTTTCTTGGAAAGGATATAGATTGAATAATATTCTACCTCTTTGAGGGTGTTGAATATAGCAGTATTTTTTCATAAAGTGGGCTGGGTCGGTAGCACACTTTATATACTCTTGTTGGATTAACTGTCTTAAATTATTATCGCTCATTTACCTAATTTCCAAAATAAACGAGCAGAGATAATAGGAACTAAATCTTGATTAATCCCAACACCTAATCCAAATGCTTTATTCTTTTTATCTTTATACACCATTTCTCCTCCAAAATAGTTAATTTGATCAGCATTTCCTGCCATTCCCAAACCAACATAAAGTTCACGTTTATTTATAATAATAGTTTCTTTAATAGTTTTTCTTGGGTAAGTAAAATTGTACGCAATTTTTCTACCTAAGATTTGGTTTTGGGATACTGTATCAGTGATCGTTAAGTCTAGACTGTCTAATACTTGTGTATCCTCGTATGTTCTAATAGCGTAGTAGTCTGCTAAAATAGCAGAGGTGTCCACAGGCGCCTGGAAAGTGTCAATATCAACCTTAGTTAAGTACTTAATTTTAGGTACGTAAACAGGGTATTCTTTTTCAATTGTAATGTATTCAACTAAAGTATCTCTAATGATCTGAGGTTCAGTAGGTGTAACCGAGCCTGGACATTGTCTCAGGAGTAATATAATAGCTACAAGAGTAACTATAATAATACTTTGAAATGACAATTTAAAATTTTTCATTAATATGTTGAGTGTTTCTTTATAAATATTACAAAGAAAGCGCCTCTTTTACCTGTTGTATGCGTTCTTCTGTAGTACCTTTTATATAGTATAAGTTTTTAATCCTCCACTTATTACTTTCAAGCTGATGATTGATAATAAAATCGATAAGATTTCTATATTCAATATCAGTTTCACGAACACCATTATCTTCCATATCAACCCCTTCAGGAGACACATAAAATAGATAATCGTATTCTGGGATTAAACGTAAAGCTAATTGTCTAAAATCATCAAACTCGTGATATTTAATAGATTTAGCAGCACGTGTAAAAGCAAGCACATCAACAATAGTTCTATCTGTAATAATGTTTTCACACATTAACTCACTTGCTCGTTCAGCTAAGAATACAATCTGTCCTTTGATAGTAGAATCAGTATTAAGAGGGATTCCTAAATCGCTCAAATATTTTGAACGTTCTGTTCTAAATGTATAATCTTTAAATTCTGGTAGTTCTTTTAATGCATTTACAAGTGTAGTTTTGCCTACACTCATCGTACCACATAATCCTATTTTCATTCTTGTGACGCTCCTGGTTTTACTCTATAACTATCTGAATCGTAATGTGTTGTTGATACCTCAAATATAGTGGCTCCTTCTGTAAGAGCCAACATTTGGTGAGGTTGTCCTGGCATTAAGTGGATACAATCCCCTTCACGTACTGTACGAGAATGTTCAATAGCAGTTTCTGTATTGATATATTTGTAAAGAAATTCACCTTTAGAGATATACCAGGCTTCATCTTTTAATAGATGATAGTGCATTGAAAATTGTTTATCTTTTTCAAATACTAACAATTTACCGCAGTAAAGATCATTGTTGATAATCCAAAGTTCATAACCCCAAGCTTTTTCTACTTTTTGACCTTCATATACTTGGGCTTCTAATGTAAGTTCTCTCATATTAAAATCTTGTTGTTCCTCTCATTGAGGGATTTTTATACCAAGGTAAACCTTCTCTATCTTTACGAGACATACTCCAATCAGCGTATTCCATTTGTCTACCATACAAATAATATGTTTTTTTCAAATTTGTCTCTTCACCTTCAATAGGTTCAATTGCGGGGCCATCCCAATTGTGGTAGATCCAAGATGAAGAACCTGATTCTCTAAAGAAATGGTGTAAAGCACCATTTGATTTCATTGTTTTTGTTTCGTATAACTTACTCATATATTTCGAAAAATTCTGGATATTCAATTAATTCTAAGATGTGTTCAGCAACATATGTGCCTTGAGCACCTGAAACTGTAATACCACGAGCTGATAGAGCATCACCTACAAAGTGAACATTATCAAATTGGTTTAGTGCTAGATTTTTATAATCTACAAGTGGTTCAGGTGAAAGGTATTTAACTTCTGGGATG